GCATATACCTGAACATATCACTAAAGGTCAATTAATGAAAATGTTTGAAGGTTCAACCAAATCAGCACCGGCACCTACAAAGGTACCAACTGTAAAACCAGGTGAAAAAGTAAAACAACCTGGTAAGAAGAATCCTTTTAAAATTAAACCGGCACAAAAACCAAATCCAAAAGCTGAGATGACTGAAGCTGGCGTTGGAGCACCTGCACCAACAAAAGCACCTGTTAAGACACCAACAAAAACACCAAGTAAAGCTCCTGGTAAGAAAAATCCTTTTAAAATTGAACCGGCACAAAAACCAAATCCAAAAGCTAAGGGACCAAAATGGTTGAGCTATAATACATTCACCTCAATGGGTTACAAGTTAAAATAATGAAAAACAAAAGAAAAATATTTGAAGCTCCAATTGATGAGCCAACAGGTTTTAGTATAAACCCTGATTTAAAAAGAGCTATTGAAAGAGGTGAAACACCACTATCTAATAGTCCTTTTATTCCCAAAAAGGGTGAAGATGATAGACAATCATTTGAAGAAATTGCGGCGTCTAAAAGATTTAGAGATGTTGTAACAAAACTTGAAAGATATTTGGGAATGAATGTTCCTAACAATATGGGTGGACTTCAAATGATGATGATGAGATTGTTTGGTGAGGTTAGTCAATTTGAAAGTTCAAGAAGACAAGAACTTGAACAATTGGCAAAAGATTTAGTATCAAATGAATTGGTTGACCCAAAATATGCCGAATTTATACAATTTGACCCTAAGTTGGTTGGAATGGGTGAAGCGGGGAACGAAAATTTCCAAGCAGAACCTGAAGAGTTTTCATCTGAAGATATTGAATTGGCATTTGAAGATTCAGGTGAAGATTTAGAAGAATTTGTGGATGCGTTTGAAAACTTTGATTACATGGTTGCAAAACGTAGATTTATGAACGCAATTATTCAAGGTGCGGCTAAAAAGGGTCACTTTATGTTTGAATTAATCAGAGATTCATTGGAAGAAATGGAACCTGGTATTACTGACAAGTATGGTGCTTTGATGGCAATGAATGATTACTTGTATTGGTTATTACCACCTGAAATGGTACAACAAATGGCGGCAGCTGGACAAAATATGGGTGGTTCAGAAGAAGTTGAAATGGAACAAGATGAAGAAGGTAATTATACAGGTAATTTTGTTGTTAGAGCAAGGGCGGTTATGTTTCCAATTTTGGTTCATGAATTAATTAAAGGTTATTATGATATTTTAGGTGCACCATCTCTACCAACTGACCCAATTCAAGCTCAAATGGTTAAACAAACCGCTGATACATTGGTAAATGAAATATTTGATATTATCACTGGTACATATTTGTGGGAAAAATTATTAGAATCATATCCAGCAAAAGTATTGGAAGACAATATGAAGATTGTCCAAAGTTTAATTTTTAGAGAATTTTCTAAATTACCAAAAAACAAATTTACATCATTGGCTCAAAGAGTTAATAAAGGTGATGTAACTGCGTATACAGAAATGGAACGTATTGCTGACCAAATCATTGATGAACTAAACAAACAAGATTTAGAAGAGATTTTGGGTAGTTCAAATTATGAAGATGATGATGATAACACGGGTTATCCACCTTCTGATGACGATGATGATGATATTGACTTGAGTTTCTTAAGTGATTTCGGTATAGATACTACGCCAACTAAGTAACGGTGTATTTATAAGGGATGAGTATCACAAAAGAACAAGCCCTTATAGAATATGCTAAGTGTGTTAAAAACACTCCATATGCTTTAAGAAATTATTTACAAACGTATGACAACACACAGTCAAAATACGTTCCGTTGGATTTATTTCCCGACCAAGAGACCTTAGTAGAAGATTATGATAACTACGAGGAAAACATTGCCTTAAAATATCGTCAAGCTGGTGTATCAACAGTTACCGCCGCTTGGGCCTCTAAAAAAGTAGTTTTCGCCAACAAGCAAAAACCTGAAAAAATTCTTGTAATTGCTAACAAATTAGATACTGCAGTAGAATTTGCTAATAAAATTAGAGGTTTTACGGAACAGTGGCCAAATTGGATGGGAGTATCATTTTCATCTGAAAAGAATTCACAACGACACTTTAAATTATCAAATGGGTGTGAAGTTAAAGCGGTTGCAACATCACCTGATGCGCTTCGTGGTTATACCCCTACAGTATTAATATTTGACGAGGCGGCATACATTGAAGCTAATGATGATTTCTGGGCTGCTTGTATGGCGTCGTTGTCAACAGGTGGTAAAGTTATTGTAATTTCAACACCAAACGGATATGATGCAATCTATTACAGTATCTATGAACAAGCGATTAAAGGAATGAACAATTTCAAAGTCACCGAAATGTTTTGGTGGAGAGACCCAAGATACACAAAAGATTTACATTTTATTAAAGTAAAAGATTTAATACATTATTTTTTAAATCGTGATGAATATCCAAATCCTGAGATTATTAGTTTTGATGGTATACCAACAAGTCAAAGGGATTTTGGTGAATTTAAAAAATTAATGGACGATGGTTACAAAGTAAGTTCAAGTTGGTTTGAAACCATGGCTAAAAAGTTAAAATTTGATAAGAGAAAAATTTCTCAGGAATTGGAATGTAACTTTTTGGGTTCGGGTGACAACGTATTTGACGCACAATTAACCGATAAGATTAGAACTGAAATGGTTCGTCAACCTGAATCAAAAATGGTTCAAAATCAACTATGGATTTGGAAAGAACCAGTTGTTGGTCATAGATATATTATGGGTATGGACGTATCAAGGGGTGACTCTGAGGATTTTACATCATTCCAAATTATTGATTTTGATGAAAGGGAACAAGTTGCCGAGTATGTTGGAAAACTTCCTCCTGATGTTGCCGCGGAAATTGCTTATAAGTGGGGAAATTACTATGATGCGTTTATTGTTATTGATATTACGGGTGGTATGGGAGTTTCAACATCAAGAAAATTACAAGAAATGGGTTATAAAAACTTATACGTTGATGGAATTAATTATGGTAATATTTGGGAGTCAACTGTTAAGTCAAATGAAAAAATACCGGGTATAAACTTTAATGGTAAAAGGGTTCAAATTATCGCTGCGTTTGAAGAAGCGTTAAGACATGGATTTAAATTGTATTCAGCAAGATTACTTGGTGAAATGAATACGTATGTTTATATAAACGGACGACCTGACCACATGAAAGGACACCATGATGATTTGATTATGTCAGTATCCATGGCTTTATATGTAGGACAAAACGCCTATAATCAACTTGAAAAAGTTAATGAACAAACAAAAGCAATGTTGAGTTCTTGGACCGTTGCTGATGACAGTACAAACAGAGAAATAACACAATTTAACCCAGGAATGCCTGTTATATCACCATCGGGATATAACGATGCTTTTTCATCAAATCCAACAAAAAAGGATTATGAACAGTATTTATGGTTATTCGGTAGAAGATAAAGTTTATTCATAAAAAAAAGATACTATATTTAGAAGGATGGCAGACAATTTCACCATATGGCAACGACTTACCAAAGTCTTTGGTCCCGACTCAACTTTGGGTCAACAGCCTCCAGTTTATAAATTTGATAAGAAGGAATTATTAAAAACCACAGATAAGCAAGAATTTGAGAAGGAAAAACTCCAAGCTCAACAGACAATGTATCTTGGTCAACAGTGGGGTAAAGTAGAAAATAATTTATATTCTCAGGCAATTTATTACGAACCAACAAGATTGGCATCATACTATGATTATGAGTCAATGGAGTATACCCCTGAAATTTCCGCAGCACTTGATATCTACGCTGAGGAATCAACAACAACAAATGAAGATGGATATATCTTACAAATATATTCAGAATCAAATAGAATTAAGGGAATATTAGCGGATTTATTTAATAACAGATTGGATATTAACACCAACTTACCAATGTGGACAAGAAACACTTGTAAGTATGGTGATAACTTTGTTTACTTAAAGTTGGATTCAGAAAAAGGTATTATGGGTTGTCAACAACTTCCAAACATTGAAATTGAACGTTTGGAACGTGGTATGAAAATCAAACCATCACATAATACAACTGAGGATGCAAAATCTTTGAAATTCGTATGGAAAGTAAAAGATATGGAAATGAATACTTGGGAGGTCGCACACTTCCGTTTGTTAGGTGATGATAGAAAACTTCCTTATGGTACAGCTATGTTGGAAAAAGCAAGACGTACTTGGAAACAGTTGTTATTATCAGAAGATGCAATGTTGGTGTATAGAACATCAAGAGCACCTGAAAGACGTGTATTCAAAGTTTATGTTGGTAACATGGATGATAAGGACGTTGAACCATACATTCAAAGAATTGCTAATAAGTTTAAGAGAGACCAAGTTGTTGACTCAAAAACAGGTAACGTTGACTTAAGAATGAACCAAATGGCGGTTGACCAAGATTATTTCATTCCTGTTCG